CTACCTCTTATTCTTCTGTACACTTGTTGTTTTTCATACATAGGATCTCTTTCACCTATAATATCTGCTTCAGGATTAAAACCTAGTTCACCAGCTACAATTGTCATCGCATCTGAAAACTCAGCATCTTCACTTTGTGCAATACCATCAGCAATTTTTTTGTAATCTTCTACAGTTAATAAACTTGATTTTTCTTTTAAATCACCAAAGCTCAATTGATCGTCTGCAAGTTTTTTTGTTAGATCGCCTAAAACTTTTGCATCACTGACAGTTCTAAAACCACCAGCATTATCAAATTTAATTTTAAACTCAGCATAAGATTTTGGGTCTAGCCTTTCTAATTCCATCAGTTCTTCCTGGTAAGTATCACCACCTTCAGCCAATTTTTTTGTAAGTGATACAGTCAATGTAGCTATTCTTCCTTCTGCATCTTTGTCTTTTTTATTTTGTATTGTTTCATCAAAATTTATCTGTGATGTTTTCTCACCTCTAAGAGTTTTTGCTACTGCTAATTTTTCTCCCTGGCTCATGCCATTTAAAATAGCATCAATTTTTACATTTCCAGTTTTTTGAAAAGCTCCTATCTTATTTGCTAAGTTCGCAGAATTTTTTGTTTCTAAAGCAATTTCAACTATTTTATTTGTTCTTGTTTCTAACCATTTAGCATCCCAATCTTTCATGGATGATTCAATCATTGTTTTTGTGTATTTACTTATTGTAGCTTTTTGAATGTAATTTCTTTTTTTGTTTAAACCGAACCCAGGGTTATTAAATAAATTTTTTTTATCTCCGTATATTTTAGTTGTAAGTTCTTTTTCATTACCTTCAAAATTTAAGGTAGCATCAAGTTCTAAAGGCATATTTTTAAGGTCTACATCAAGTGCTAATGCACCTCTTATTTGTAATTTTTCTATTGATCTAGCTGTAGATGTTTTAGAGTAAGAACTATAATATCCAGCAGAAGCAGTACCAAGTTCTGCATAAAGTTTTTTTCCTAATATTGGAGATGCATTATCAGCTATCTTTACATATTCATTTGTTAAGGCTTTTAAATCATTACTGACTTCTGCTATGTCTGTATCTTTAAGAGTAGCAGTTTTAATTAAGTCACTCATTTGTGTTTTTGCAGTTAAAGCAAGTTCTGTACCTAAAGATTCTAAAGCAACTTTTTTTGCTGATCTTCCAAACACAGTATTCGTATCAAACTTTTCTGTTGCACTTACACCAGTAACAGCACTTTCTTTTAATTGATTTATTGTAATAGGATTTTCTGCACCATACTCAGCACCTTCTATTTCAGCTTCTGTTTCTGCTCTTTTCATAAAGAAATTTGACATTTGATTTAAGCTATTCGTTAAGACATCAAGTGTCCTGGCTGACTCTCTAACGCCAATATTAGATGGACCTTGTATGTTTCCTAACGATATTCTTTCGGTCAATGATGGGTATCTTGATCTTGCCATTAAAACGCTCTATTAAATGTATTTCCATAAAATGTTGGTTTTGGTGCTGTAGCTGGAGGACCACCAATACCTGATAAATTAAGAGATGCCATACTGAGTGTGCCTAATGCACTGATGACACCTTGATTTTTTGCTTCTTTACCAGCTTGACGTAAATCATCAGCTTGAGCTTTTGCCGAACTTAATGCTAATGATGCATTGTCTTTTGCTGTAAAGAAATCTGAGAACCCAGGATTTAATGCGTAATACTGACCTATGTCTACTGGAGTTCCAATATTAGGCTCTAACCCACCAGCTCTTGCAGTAGCATTGATTGTTGATAAAACTTTTCTTGTGTTCTCTAAGGCTTTTATGCCTTGCTCTTTTGCTTTAACAGCTTCTATTCGACCTTCTAGTTCTTTGTATCTTGCACTAGCCTGATAACCTTTTTTTCTAAGGTTGCCTTGCTTAATAGATGCATAGGCTGATGCTACGGCTAAACCAGTACCGATGAGTGTTGATGCTGATGCTGATGCTATTACAGGTGCTAAAAATGCCATGTTATGATCCAGTCGATAATTTGTACTCTACGCCTAATACTGTGGCGAAGAGGGGTTGTGTCATTGTAAAAGTTAATTGTTCTGTTTCACTGTAGCCGAGCAAAGCTGAAACTCTTTTTCTGCCAGTAAAGACTGTTCTTTTTACATTGAGGTTCAATGGCAAATCTTCAAAGGGTACTTCAAATCCATTGACGGCTAAGTTCTGAGTTCTATCTACAATAGGGGTAACTTCAACAATTCTTTTCTTACGGCTTGAAACTACACCTGATGGTAATCTTGGTTCGGCTGGTAAGGTCTTAACTTCTACGTTATAGGTTAATCCTACTTCAACAAATGTTGAGGGTGCTTGGCTTATTGTAATTGATCCACTTGATACAGTTTTATCATCTTCAACAATGTCATCTCTTATAACATCTACTGTGTTTCCTTCTAAGTGTGACAAGTTTGCACAAGTGGTATTACCTGGTAAAGATTGATCAGGAGCAGTAGCGTTTGCAAAATACTGTATATTAGCATCTGTTGTTCTTTGATCGTCAAACAATTCAAGATATCGTTTAGTTGGTTGAACAAAATTAGTTACGGCTAATCGTGTTGTATCACTGCTTGTAACAGCAAGATTATTTGTACCAGTACCATCTCTTACTACAGTAACAACATTATTAAACATTGAGTTAGGATGATTGGTATTTACAGTTGCAGTAAAACCTGAGATAGCATTTATGGCATTACGAATATTAATTGCTGTTGTATTATTGTTTCCATGAGGTCTAAAGAAATGTGTGTTACCTGATGGTGCAGAGGGTTGTGATGCTCCTGAAGCTTGAGATTCTACTGTAAAGGTTGTGCCATCATTTTTCTTAAATACAATTTGTGTACCAACAGCAATGTTTTGATAGTCGCTAACTGTGATTGTAAAGCTTACAACACCAGTAGGTAAAACTCTTTCTGTTACTACATAAATATCACTGACATCTACAGCAACATCAAGAAACTTTCCATCGGTTACAAATTCAGAAGGAGCAACAACATTTTGTGATCTGAGAATAGAAAACACTGCCATCGTTCCATCTGTATCGTTTGGTATTAAAAGAAGGTCACCATCATCAGTAGAGGTTGCAACTCTCAATGCCATTGACCTGGGTGATTTTATAAGGTGAGATGCAAGTAAAGAAATATTATTAGCCTGGTAACTGAGATCAACATCACTAAATAAAAACTCTCGAATTGCTTTGCCTTCTCTTTGAATAAACAATGTACCACCTTCAGCTGACACTGGTTTTAATCCTTCTTTTGCTCCTCGTCTTGTTGCATTTTTTATAACAATGTTTGAAGGGGTGATAGGATCAAGATCAGCTTGTGGTACAAAAAACTCAGCATTTGTCGTAAAGATTTGTAAGTCTCTTCCTGATCTCATAGCTGTAATAGCATTAACAGTGTCGGTTGCTATAGTTACGAATATTGCATCATCATCTAAAGCTTCGGCTGATTTTAGATTAAAAAAATCATTTATCTTTGATCCAAACAAAGTGTTAGGTAATGACTTGCTACCACCAAAATAAAGTCTGCCTTCATGAAATGTACACGTTCTGAAAAATCCTCGACTATCTGAAACTGCATCTTCATGACCAAACTCAAACTCCCAATCAGTAGATGCAATGGTTTTATTAGCTTCAAAAAAAGGGAACTCTGCTGTTGCTTTTATACTTGAAGTGCTTACTACCTCTACTATTTTTGCTCGACCAAATCCATCTTTAGAAACAATATATTGATCTACTAAATCCGATATCTCAAAGGTTGAAGTGCCATCAGGAATTGGACTAAATGCTTCAGATACTGTAACTACGTTTTGTGTATAATCTGCAATAATCCTTTTTTGTCCAGCTCCAGTTCCTCCAGTTATAGTAAAAAAACGACCATTATATGCATCAGCTGTAGCACTGCCACCACTTATATTAATTTGTACATTAGTTGTTGCACTACTTACAGTGCCAGTTATACCAGGAATAAATAAAGCACCATTTGCAGTTATCGTTACCGATCCACTGACTGGATTTGCTGAAATTGTTCCAGTATCTCCTCTTCTTACGAAAGGAAAAGTATAGTCTGATGATTGATCTGTCGAAGTTTTACCAGCTCTAACAATCGTAAAAGCGTGTTTAGGTGCAGTAAGATCAATTGTTGATACTGTCCAATTTGTATTTGTTGCACCTCGTACAATAGAAACTGGAGACATATCCTCATGAACAACAATAAGTGTATCGGCACTTTGCGTGAAATACATTCGGTCTAAATCTATATCGCCAAAAGCACTAATTTGAATATAAGGATTACTTGATCCATTTAGATTAGTAATTTGTTGTCCATTGCCAAAAACAAACATCCTTGTTTCTACTACACTAAATTTAACAAAAGCTAACATGAAGGATTCAGAAGTTGAAAACTCAAAAGGTATAATTCTTATGCCATCAAGAGTTGTAAATGAAGGTCCTAGATGAGAAGTTAAATCAAACATAAATCTCAATCCAGGTCTTCTTTCAAAACCACCTTGTGGAAGAATAACAACATTCTGTGCTTTCTGTAGACCTGATGCGTATTGCTGTATGTCTGTTCGACCTATGACCAGTGGGTCAATTTCACCGACAGTAAAATTAGATTGGTACATCGTCACCCTGGACATCAGCGTACCTCAGTTAAAAGATAATCAGCAATCACTGTTTTTGATTGTCCAGCTCCGTCAATGTTTATTGCTTGTCTAAAATAACCACCTCTCATATTTTCAGATGGTGTGCCTAAAGCAACAGTTTTCCAATAATCTGATTTTGTTGTTTGATCTGTTACTGGTTCAGCTAAATGCCATGCCATTTGATAAATCATCATTTGTACAAAGTAAGAGGGCATTGCTGACTCAGCGACAAGTTGCTGGTAATCAATAACAATCGTTGTTTCATTCGTTAATAATTTATCACCTTGAATTTCATAGTCTGTAATCTTTGGCAAGTTACCAGTTGATAAAGAAGCATAGACAGCTCTTGGAACACCAAGAAACATATCTGTTGGTAGCTGGTATTCTTTACTGTACACATTTGTTGGCGTAGATGTTAACTGACCAAGTTGTGTTTTTTTAAGAGTAAAAGACCAGGGATACATTCCCAAGGTCTGTGATTTAACACGAGGATATAGCTTGTTACAAATAGCACTTGGAGCTGTGCCATCTGAAAAAGATGTTATCTCATTCGCACCAAGGAGGAGGAGTGCTTGAGAACAAATTGAAACATCGGTATCGCCTGATGCCATATCCTCGCCTTTCTAAATATTATCCGTCACCACTATCTGTCTGAGTTATCGTAGTTCCGTCACTTAGATCCACAACTGTACCAGTGTTAGAAACCACTGTATGAATTGTAGATGCAAGTGTTCCACCTGTTGAAGTTACAGATATAATAATATCCCCAACAGTTAAATCACTTGCGACATCATTAAAATAACCAGTTTCTCTTACATCAGTAACACTACTTGTACCACTGACAGCATCAGTAGTTATGTAAGTAAAAAGCTGTGGTGCTTTTCCTTTTTTGGATTGACCACCGATTGGATTCCATCCATCTCTATTAAATGCCATAATTAACTCTCCCTACAAGTTATATCAACTAGACCATTCGCATCAATAACGATTGCTCCAGCAGAATACATTGCTGTTACCAAGAAGGAAGTTTTCTCAGGGATGTAGTTGACTTCTGTTTTTGGTGGGATACCAACAGCACAACCAATAGCATCTCTGTGAAATGCCAGGCAAGTTCTGTCGTTAGACCCATCCTTTGGAAGTCCACCTTCATCACGATCACCGATCATATGAATAGTGAAACCCATAAATGAATTTACTTCACCTCTTACTAATGCTTGAACTTGAGCAAAGTCTGCTGAAATTGCTCTTTCATCGCCAAGTAATGAAGCAAGAGAATTAGCGTGAATAATCATATGACGATCTGTTGGTGGTACAGACTTAGCATCTAACGCTTTTTTTGAAGCAACAATTTTGCCTACATTAAGGTCAGATGCACCTGAACCTGAAGTTTGCACAGTATTTGCAACTGTTGAACCAGCAGAACCAGCTATTAATGCATCGATGATGATTTGATCTTCTCTTCTTCCTATTGCATTTCCAACGAGTTTTGCAAGCTCTTGTCTTTCATCAAAGTTAATCTTTGCCTGATTAAAAATGTCTGAATACTCAGAAGCAACATAATCAGTAAGAGTTGCAGTTACACTTGAAAATGTACCATTTAATGGAACAACATCTGTAGAAGGTGTTCTTACAGAAGCTGAACCTTTTGCCAAAATCGGAAACTTAGCAGTTGATCCCTCTACCCCAGTTCTCATACGAGCAACATTTCTTAGAGTAGCAGAAGCTTGATAAGCTTGATGGACTTCGGCTTCAAACAGCGTTACAAACGCTGGACTTAAAGTTGTAGCCATAAAGACTTCTCCATAGTTAAATTATTACATCGTTTGGGTTACCGAAAAAATCGACCTAAACTTTTTTTTAAAGTCGATCGGCTGACGAGAGTTATCGATCTAATTAACAAGATACACCAAGATATAGTAGTTTGTAAAGCCTAGATTACATATCTAGTATTTGTACGTTAATTGTAGGCTTCCTCGAAGGCTTTCTCAACTTTCTTTCTATACACTGGATCAGTTTGATATTTAGGATCAGCCACCATAGCTTGAAGCTCTGTTTTATCAGGCATATTGCCAGGTATAGCAACAGTAGGTATATCTTTTTCACCTTGCATTTGTCTGAGCTTTTGTATCAATCTTTGACCTTGTGCTGTGCCACCAAGAACTTCTAACTCGGCATAATCTTCAGGTGTTATTGATTTTTGTTTTACAAGTTTCTGACCCCAATTGATATTTGATTGAATAATCATATTAGCATTTGGTCCTAGCTTTTCTTTTTCTTTTTCAATACTTAGCTCTTCATCTTGTTGAACACCACCAGTAATCTCTATAACAGTATTAATTAATCCAGTAATTGATTTGTTCGAGAGTTGTTTTTCTTTGCCAAAATCAAGAACAGCTTTTACTACTGGGTCTTCAGGATCAACTTGAACTTCTGATAAATCATAACTTTCAGGTGCTGTTTCTCCTAATTTTTTCTCCAAGTGATTAATACTTTTAGCCATGTTTTCAATGTTTGGACCATTTTTTTCATCCCAAAATTTTTCTGGAAACCAGTCAGGTCTTTCGTAGATTTCACCTTCGCCTTCTTCTTCTCCAGTATTTTCATCTTGGTGCGTGTTGATGCCTTCTTCATTTGTATCCTCACTTTCCATAGTTTTGGCTTCTTCAGCCATAAGACCTTGAGGTTGCTCTTCTTTAACCTCTTGGTCCTCGGTTACATTCTTTTCCTCATCCATTCGTAGCTCTCCTCATTCTCGCTATGATTTCTCTGACGATAGAATTTTGTCCTTCTCTCATATATCCCTGGTCAGGTGAATTACCTGGTATCCAGGAGGGTTGATCAAGCGTAGCAAATTTTAAATGCTGAAGAACTTTTGCCCCATCTTCTGTTGAGAATGTTCTGACAAAAGCCTTGTCGATTTCATTGACTTCTTTTGGAAAAGGTGAAGAGGGTGGATCGTCTATACCATTCCATTCTTCATTGTTCTGTGGCTGTGGCTTCTGTGGCTGGGTCATTGATTACTCCTTGTTGCTGTGCTAGTTGTTGTGCTTGTTCTATGAGAGCTTGTCTTTCTTCAGGGGTTGTCAGTATCTCAGCTGGAACGCCAAGGTTTTCTGCAATATAATCCATCGCTTTTT